GGCATCGGCGTCTGGCGGCGACCGGGCTGCGACTGTGGCTGGCGGATCGCGGACGTTGAATTTGCAAGGTAGAAAACGGGAGGCGAACGCATGAGTGAGGCACCGCTGTTCGCTGGTATGCATGACCCGTCTGACGTGGCGGATTATGTGATCGCCTTTGACGATCTGCTCGACACGAACGAAACCGTTGCGCTGCAATCGGTGACAATTGACACGGCCAGCACAGGCGTTGGCTTGGCGCTGGGTTCAGGCGCTTATGCACCTATCGCCGTTTCTAAATCGGTGAGGTTCTGGTTGACCTGTGCGCAGCCGAGCAACGCGGCATTTGCGGCGGGTGTGTTGGCCGTGGTCACCGCGACGGTGACCACCAACGCCAGCCCAGCGCGCACGTTTCAGCGGTCTGTTCTGGTGCGGGTGGCGCAGTCAGATTCGCTCAATGCGCCGCTGACCCTGGCAGAAGCCAAGGCGCATCTGCGCGTGGTGGACGACAGCGAGAATGACCACATTGTTGGCCTGATCCGCGCGGCTGCTGACATGATCGAACGCGACACCGGGCTGGTGCTGCGCCAGCGCGCGGTGAGCGTGGCGTTTGAGGGCTGGTCAATCAATGGCCGCCAGCGCCTGCCATTGTGGCGCGGGCCGGTCGTGTCGGTGACCGGCGTTGCCTACGACGACGAAGCTGGTGCTGAACAGGTGCTGGCAGCCAATCAGTATCGGGTGCGTAGCTTTGCGGGTGCATCGTGGATTGTGCCGGCCAACGCTGTGACGTGGCCTGCGGTAGAGCTTGGCATTGGGACGGTGCGCGTGACGTATCAGGCCGGCTATGCCAGCAATGACGCGGTGCCGGCCTCGCTGCGGCACGCGGCGCTGCTGCTGATCGGCCACTGGTATGAGAACCGCGAGGCAGTGACCAGCGACAGCACGCCGGTTGATGTGCCGCTGGCCTATGATGCGTTGATCAGCGCCTACCGCGTTTTGATGGTGGCCTGATGCGTATCGGCAGGCTGCGCGACCGCGTGCGGATTGATCGCCCCGCACACACCAGCGACGGCGCGGGCGGTCAGATCACGACCTGGGCAACCGTTGCCACGGTGTTTGGGGAACTGATGCCAACGGGCGGCGGCAAAGATTTGGAAGGCGGGCTAATCTCAATCGGGCAGCAGCGGTTTAAGCTCCGTATGCGCTACCGTGCAGATGTGCCTGTCGATTGCCGGCTAGTGTGGCTGCGCTCTGACGGCGATGCGGTTGATCTGCGGATTGATAGCATTGCCGACCCAGACGGGCGGCGGCATGAGCTAGTGGCTTTTGTGACCGCAGGCGTACCGACCTAATGGCGCGGGGCAAAAGCCAGTTTGCCACGCGAGATCGGATTCGGGTGAGGCGGCTTTTATCGGGCATCGGGCCGGAAGCGCAGCAAGAGGTTTTGGCTGCGTATCAACGGCACGCGCCGGCTATCCTGGCCCAAGCGCGCAGTGAAGTGCCAAGCCGCACAGGCAAGTTACGGGCGGCACTGAATTACAAGATTTACCCCAAGACACTGCGCCTTCGTGTCGGCCTGCTAACCAAGACGGTGCAAAAGAAGTTTTTCTATGCGCGCATCCTTGAGTACGGGCGCAAGGCGCAGACGGCAAAGGTAAACCGGCAGCGGCCAGTATCGGGCGGCACTACGCAATACATCGTTCGCGTCAAGGCTATCAGCGCCACCCGCTACGATTTCGTTAGAGGCCGAGCGGTGCAGTTTATGCAGCGCACCCTTGGCGACGATCTGCGGGGCATCTTGGCCAAGGCAATTAAGCGGCTTTCCGCAGGGAGCTGATCACATGGCAAACGATCCAACTGCCGCAATCGCTGCGGCGGTTTTCGCACGCCTGGCCGGCATCACATACACCGAAGGCGGCGTGACGCTTGCGGTGCCGGTTTACCAGCGTGCGCCCGATGAAGTGCTGCCGGCAATTGTAGTGGTCGATGGCGTGGATTTGCAGGCGGCTGAAAGTAAAGACGCCACCCCGCGCCGCGCCAGTGTGAGCATCGTTACGATCTACCGAGGCCGCAGCAAACCCAGCGCGCAGGCCATTGTGGGCAGCGTGTTCAATCTTCTGGAAGGCCACAAGCTGACAGTTGCCGGGTTTTCCGTGTCCGAGTGCAGGCTGCAAGCAAGCGGCGTGGGTGAAGAAGTGACCGACGCCAACCTTGTGCATGTTGGTCGGCAAACCTTTGATCTGATTATTCTTTAAGGAGCGGCACCTATGGCCAAGCTGTCATCTAACGATTACCGCGTTTTCATCGACACTGCGTCTGTCTTTAGCGCCGTTGCCGGCCAGATCAGCACAACTGTGGATCGCGGCGAAACTTCGTTTAGCGCCATCGACAAGGCGTCTGTCGTTGAAGTGACGGGCCGTGCGATGCGCAACTACAGCGTTGCGCTGGAATACCGCCCCGATCTGCCTGACACTGCGGGCCATACGCGCCTCGAAACTGTTTACGCCAGCGGCGCGGCCATTGGCGTTCAAGTCCGCAAGTCACCTTTTGCCGTGGGTGACGTGGTGTTTGCCTGCTCCATGCGGGTGGCAAGCATGAACACCGGCAGCCCACTGAACGATGTGAACACGATCAACGCGGCATTCACGCCGGTTGCTGCCCCCACCACTGACACGCTGGCATAAGGAGCTTTTGCGATGGCTAAACTTTCATCAAATGAATATCGCGTGCGCGTTGACAGCGCCACGCCTGGCACCTTTGCCGAGGTTGCTGGCCAGATCAGCGTTACGCTGGATCGCGGCGAAACCTCGTTCAGCACTATCGACAAGTCTGCGGTGGTTGAAACCACCGGGCGCGCGATGCGCAACTACAGCCTGTCGCTTGAGTATCGCCCCGATCTGCCCGATGCGGCAGGCCATACGCGCCTTGAAACGATCTTTGCCAGCGGTGCGGCCACGGTCATTCAGGTGGTCAAGACCGGCACGCCTACGGTGGTTTTCGCCTGCTCAATGCGCGTTGCGTCGATGAACACCGGCAGCCCGCTGAATGACGTGAACACCATCAATGTTGCGTTTACGCCTGTCGCTGCGCCGTCCACCGATGTGCTGGTCTAACCAGTGATTGATAAGCTGGGCCGCGCGCCTTCAGGCTATGCCGATGCGGTGCTGGATCGCATCGGCACCACCCCGCGCGATGCACTGACCGGCCCGCTGCCGCCAGGCTTTGGCGTCATGGCCGCAATCGCTGCGCCGCTGCTTCGTCACAAGGCCACCGTTCCTGAACTGGCCAGCGCAATGGCGGCAGAGGCGGGCGAATGGACGTGGCGCGCGGCGCTGCTTGATGCAATCGCAACCAACGAAACGGTGATTGATGAGTGAAGCCAACACACGCGGCGAGGTCACGATTGATCTGGACGCCACCTATGTGATGCGCCCGTCTTATGAAGCCATTGAGGCGATTGAGACGGCGACCGGGCGCGGTGTGGTGGCGCTGGTCAATCTGGCGGCACAGGGCGAACTAAGCCTGAAAAACGCCGCCATCATCGTGACTGAGTGCATCCGCGCATGGGGCAAGCAGCAGGCGGCAAACGGCAACGACCAGCCCGAAGCGCGGTCGGCAACTGGCGCGCGGCCTGAAAAGGTGGCGCGGCTGATCCACGAACACGGGCTGGTGCAGGCCACTGAGCGTTGCGCCATTGTGCTGATGGCAGCCGCAACCGGCGGCGTGACGGCATCGGGGGAGTGGAAGCCGGTGACGGAAACGGCGACCCCCGCCGCCGGCTGATGGGCATCTGGACGGCAGTGTTTCATCTGCCTCCGTCGTCTTTCTGGCAGGCCACCCCGCATGAGGCGTGGGCCGCGCTGGAAATCCATAAAGAAATCAACGCACCGAGGTGATGCATGGCTGAAGATGTGCAGCGCCTGCTTTTGCAGATCGACGCCAGTGCCACGCTGTTGCGGCAGGAAGTGGCTAAAGCCCGCAACGATATTGATGGGTTTGCGGACAAGGGCGCGGCCAAGCTCCAAAAGATTGACGCCGGTTTTGCCGGGATGGGCAATTCAGCCAACGCAGCCACGGCTCGTCTTGCCGGGTTTGCGGCGGGGCTGTTGTCCGTTGGCCAGGCGGCATCGTTTATGGTGCGCGCCAATGCCGACATGCAGCGGCTGTCTGCCATGCTGGAAGTTGCCACGGGCAGCGCCGGCAGCGCGGCA